GAACCATTCCTGCCGCATAACCTCCAATGTCATCAAACATGCCACTAGAAAGAAGTACAGATTTTTCATTTGCTGTAGTGAAATTACCAACATCTTTTCCAGTTGCATGAATAATGCATGCCCGTACCGTTGTGCCGCAATCTGCTTCTGTTTTTACTTTTGAATTAATACCATATTTGACAATTCCAAGCCGGTGTCCCTGACAGTAGCCAATATTATCATTATTGCACGCTGTAATCATTGATTCTGCCAGTTTATCCGCCATATCTTTTGTTTTTGGCCTTAACACATACCATCCTTTTTTATGAACATAAAAGTTTTGCATACTTACTTCTGTTCCGGTCTGATCTCCCGGTCTCCCACCGGTCAATTTCCCATTTTCATCATGTCTTGCAGATCCAATTCTCATATTTATACCTCCAAGTTCTTTTCTGGTTTTGGGTGGCTCAACTCATAGTTTGACTGCATAATTTTGAGCTTTGCCACAAATAGCTCTCTCTGTTTCTTAATTTCTTCTTCCGTCATTTCCGAATCATCTTTCCCTTGTTGCTCATTAATTGGTTTTTTAATATACTTTGATTTTGCTTTTCGTCCGGCAAGGCAATGTTCTACTGCCACCGATACCGCAGACAATCCGTATGTTCCAAACCACATCCACATCTCATCGTCTCTTTGCTTTTTATCTAAGTTGTAAGCATCCGCATAAGGCTGTAAATCAGTCGGACAGGACGTGTCTATGTCATGCACAGTAAATCCGTACCCCTTTGTAACTAAAAGCCAAAACGGGCGGATTTCCGTGCAATACGTTTCCCATGTAAGCTCTCTCTGTTCTTCTACTTTTTCCTCGGAGTTTTCTTCGCCGCTTCTTTCTGCTCTGCTTTGAGCAGTTTTGATAAAAAACCATTTTCAAGTAACTCTGCTAAAAGTGCATTGTAAAGTGCCTGAACATCTGCATCTTCTCCGTCAAAGTAGTCATCCAGCATGGCATATACTTTTCCAAGCTGCTGTTCCTTTTCTCCCTCATTGTCCGGATTGTATCCAAGTTCCTCTTTGTGAAACTTCTGCGCGCCTACAAGGATTAACTCTGGAAGAAATAAAAGGATTTCGTCAACCGCTTCGATATCTTCCATCTGGTCTAATTTTGCTACTTTCTTGATAATTCCGCTTTTCACGGTTGCTTCATATCCAAACTTGATCTGTAATTCTTTCTCGCCAAATTTTAATTTTGTCATTTTCTTTCCCTTTCTCCCTCTCATATAGGGAAAGGGCAGTCCGAAGACCGCCCTGTTCTTTTAAATTGTTTCTTCAAGCTCTGGCTCGGTTGTCTGGTTATCGTCAGCCGATCCAACCGAACTATTCGACTGACGTGTTATTCCCCCGGTGTAAAAGCTACAGCGGTGTCCATGCCCTTGTATTCTTCAATGGTAAGATTCATTTCAACCGTCAAAAGTTCGTTCTGACCAATCTCCGGCTGTGGAATCTGCTCTGGCGGCTGAGCCACAACAAAAAACGCGTCGGTAAATCCCGGGATAATAGTTTCAAACCACATTCTTTTCCCGCCGGAAAGCGCCTTATACGCCGTGATAAGTGCTTCCCACTCTTCCTTTGTGGCATCCGTAAGGTTTACCGTGATAGGGAAAGAGCCACCGGTATCTGCGCGACCCTTTACATATCTGGTAATAGCATCTTCTAATGCAGATGCGTCAATCTGTTCCGGCTCAATGTTGATACCGCCGATTGCGTTAATTCTTGTAAGCTGTTTAAACGATGTAGGCTTTGTTCCGGCTGTGGTTTCTGTTCCATAGCCAAACGTAATGCCTAACGTAGACAATCCTGCTTCTGCCATTTTTACCTCTCTTTCTACCGCCAAATAATGCGGTTATCGGGCGCATCTTTTTGCACCCGGTGCATAAAAAATAGAGCCTTTCGGCTCTTTTACATCAATCTGTCGTTGGCTCCGATTATCCGCCGGAACCTTGCAACGCTTCTAAATTTTTTCTCACTGTCATTTTTAAACTCCGGCATTGCTGTGATTTGAAATCGCATCTGTTTAAAGGCATCAGCTAAAATAGCCATAATCCCTTTTGCATCGCTCTGCTTTGTGTTTGTAATGACGTCAACCTGTATTGTTTCCTGCACCGCATTTACGGATGTGCCCTCTAAATCTGCCCCACGTTCAAGCCCCGGCATCTCGTGAATGTAAATGGTCGGGAAAACAGGGTCTTTATCAAGGTTCTTTTCAACCGTTGTAAATGCAGTGTCAAAATTCATGCTTTTGTATTTTTTCTTGAGTTTTGGTTTGGCTATCGTTGCAACATTGGAGAAAATGTTTATTTCAAGGTCAAATACCCACTGGTTGTCTGCCATTATCCAAACACCTCCTTCGCTGTCTGTGTAACAATCTGCCGCAACTCATTCGCGGTCAGATACATGAATGGTCGGCTTGGCATTCCCTCTGTAAACCACCAATCGCCATTGTCGTCCTGATAAAACCATCCATATCTTTCATCTGAAATCTGATGTATAGTTTTTCCACTTGCATACTGCCACGAAACGCCATCCGGCAGTTTCCCTGGATAAGGATTTTGCTGTCCTACGGTTCCTGTTCCAAATTCAACAAACATTGCATGGTCCGTCCCGGCAACTACCGCCCATATCCCGCCTCCTTTGGTACTTCCCTTGTATTCTGAATGAATACTGGAAATCAATTCTGATGTGAATATTGCGTCAAGGTCAGCAATTTGTACTCTGGCAATCTCTACGCCCTTTTCCGCGAGTTTTTCTGCCAATAGCTGGCATTTATATGTCAAGCTGTTTTTATAGGCTCTAAGCTCTCGTATGGCGTTCTGAATAGACTTTTCAGACAGGCTCATTGTGATTACTTTCTTTCCCATGCCGCACCTACTTCACATTTTTTTGCAATAAGAACAAATCAACCGTCAATCCCTCGTCTGCGACACCTTTTACGATGTAATCAGCCGAATTTTCGTCAACGATTGTATTCTCTTCATCTTTGTACTTTACGTCTGATCGTTTCCATACCAAAGATCCGACGCTCAATGGAAGCTTTCCTTTGTCTTCTACGATCTGAACAAAATTTGTAGAGTTATCTACGCCAAATTCTTTTATAAGTGCTTCGCTCAACTTATTGCTGATTGAAGAATAAAAAACCACAGGCTTTTCATAACCTGTGGTATACTCTCCGGTTGTCTTCGGTATCTTGTTCCCGTCATCATCAAGGTAATAAATTACATTACCATCAGAATCCGTGTACGAAGAATATTCGATGTTACCATCATCATCCGTCACATATACCGGCACCTTGCCGCTTTGCTGCGAATAACTCATTTTTTGCTTATTGATCTCAAGCATTTCACTTCACATCCTTGCCGAACCGTTTCCACAGCTCAGAAAGCTTTTCCCATCCATACATTGCGACAAACGCAACAATAAATCCTGCAATAATAGCTGCCAAGATCATATACCATAAAATTGATGTCTGGATGTACTGCATGTATGCCACAAACGCAGCGACCGTGATTCCGATAGAAAGAACAAATACCAAGATGTCCGTCGGAACCTTAGAAAATACGCCTACACCTTTGATTACCTGTGTTACCACAGACACAACAAATGCCAGCGTACCAATAATCGCCAGAATAATTGTCATGTTAGCAATTACCGACTGTATAATATCCATGATTAAACCTCCTTTTCATCATTAAGACGGGTTTCTATTCCGTCAATTCTGTGATGAGCCGATTTCACACTTTCCTCCACCTTTATGATCCTGTTGTCATGAGAATTGATTTCTTTTCGCATCTCTGAAACTTCATTTTTGATCTCGGTCGTGTTGTTTGAAATGGCATCCAACTTCATGTTAATGCGTGTGTTCTCCCTCACGCGTTCTTCAAGATCCGTGTTGTCTGTCCTTTTGTTGCTCTTCAAGCCCATAAAGACGGAAAAACCAAGCGACAGCACGCTTATAATGATTGCTGTTGATATTTCAATCGTCAAATCATATACCGCCTTTCATTTTTATGGCACACCGCCCACCACCGCTCAATGTGTGCCGCCTGCTACGTTTTGCCGACGTCGGCAAAACGTAACGCACAATCTTCTAACCAGATGGAATCCCATACGGTTATAATGCTTTTACAAACGGAAATACTCCAACAAACAAGCTTTCCCTGTCTTTCCAGCTACGGCTTACGCCGTTTTCTGAATAACTTGCCATATAGGCTTCTCCTGCCTGTGAATGGTCGTACAAGGCTAAATTGACGATTACATCCTCAAACTGTTTCAAGTCTTCGGATATTTTTTCATCCGTGTAGCTTTCCGGGTAATTCCGCTTGCTTACCACTTCATTTCTTGCCTGCTTGATAAGCTGTTCGATGTAAGGATTATCTTCTTTCTGGTCGAACACGACAACATCAGAAGTAACACCATCTTCATCCGTAACGGTTTCAATATGAAATTGTTTCAGTCTGATTTTGACCTGCTCTAATGTTGTATATTCGTCCATTCTTCCCTACCTATAATCCGAACTGCTCGATCAAAATGCGTTTCAGTTCCGCTCCACTGATTTCTTCTGCACCCTCGATCCCATGTTCAGCGGCAAGTGCCTGTAAATCAGCAGTGCTCATTCTGTTAATCTCTGTCTTGGTGTACCCTCCGGAAGATTTCTCTCCCAGAACAATGTCCGGGATTTCATCTCCTGCTTTGTACCATTTTCCATTGCGCTTTACCGTGTATTCAGCAATCATACCGCACCTCCTACGCAACTTTCATGACAACAACGCTGTCCATGCCCTCAAAAGTAGGCAATCCGATCATTGACACAACGCAATGAGTGTTGATCGGATGATTTGTTGCGTATGTATACACCGAAATACCGGTTTCTACAATAGAAAGGTTTCCGTCTGTTAAACTTCCGCTTCTCTCTTCCGGTGTCTTTCCAAAGACATAATCTCCAAGGTACACGCCGGATGCCTGCGCTGAAATAACTCCTGTAGGAATAAAATATTTGGTGGCACCGTCTGCCGGGTCGATGTAAAGTTTGTCGTAAACTTCAATCCCGATGCCGTATCCTCTAAGATACTCTGTAACCTGCCCCTGCTGTAAACGAATACCTCCATTGTAAGCAGTAATTCCAAGCACCTGTTTCTTTGTGTCTTCTGCCTTAAGAACCATCTCCCACGTTTCTGTATTCATGCTAAAACGTGCAAGGGAATATCCGGTTTTCTTTGCAAACTCACGTTTAATCTCGATAAGGTCATCAAGTGGCGTTGCTGTTTCTGGTGCAGACCATTTATCAGTATCGCTTCCGGAAATATCCTTGTAATGATCTCTCTTGTGCGCCACTCCATTGTCCGAAGTATAATCAACATAGAAGCTCTTGCCACCAATTGTTACCTGTACTCTTGGAATACCATCAGATGGTGCTAATAACTGCCAAATCTGGCGTTCCGGCACTACTCTTGCGCCCTCAATCAGCATCATCGGTTTTTTGCTGATTTCTCTAAGCACCTGGTTTGCCATGTTGGAATTTTCTGCCGACTGGTAATTTGCATACTCCTGCTCTTCACGCTCTGTTACCATGTAAGATTCACGGTAGAAAGGCATCTCGTTCTGAATATCCGAAAATCCACCGACATCTCTTAACTCTGCCTGCGCATCAAAATTGGATGCCTTTAAGGATACCGGAAGACCGTTTTTCCCTTTGATAAATCTAAGTTCAAGGCTGTCCTGTTTTCTGGTTCCAAATTTCTGTCTACCTAAGTAAGGTGCAGAACCAAGCGTTTTTTCATAATTATTCCACATAACCACAAGACTTCTTGCGGTAAATGCTTCTGCTAATGGTAATGCCATTCTCTAATACCTCCATTTTTTAATCAAAAAAAGTAACACGCGGTGTTGCTGCTTTTGCAGTTGCTTCCACGGTCACTCCGTTCGCTGTTACCTTTGCGCTGTCAATAGAACCCTGATATACATAAGTTCCAGGCGCATCTCCCATTGTTACGTCAACATCTTCCAGAAGATACCCTTTGCAAGATTCGTCATTGCTTGGGAACGGTGTCCCTGCCTTTGCAATCTTCTTTCCGTTTGCATCGGCACTTGACACCATTGTCTGCGGAACGATACACGCCGCACCCTCATAAGGAAAGAATTTTAAAATTCCTTTACTCTGTGTAAAGTCTCTTTCAATCGGTTTTCCCATAATTTACCTCCTATAAAACATAATGGTCTTTGGCTTCTGCACTTTCTGCAGGTTTGCCAAAACTGATTTTTTCTGCGTTCTCTACGTCCGCAGTTTTTTTATTTTCTCCACCTGCAGTACCGCCGCCCGGATTTTCAGAATTATTTGCAATCTCCTGTTCCTTTGCCTGCGCTGCCGCGGTTTCCTTTTCGGCTGTAATCTTTCCAAGAGCGTCATAATCAAGGCTTCCATTATCCTTGACAACGGATTTTGCCTGCTCTGCATTGATTTTTAACTTTTCCATCAATGCTTCGCGCTGATCTCTGATGGCGTTTTTTTTCTGCATATCTGCGATCTGCTGATTTGCTGTCTCTAACGCCTTGTTTGCTTTTTCAAGTTCCGTGAGGTTTCCTGCTTCCATTTCATCCAGCTTTTTCTGCAACTCATCTGCGCTGTCTGCCTTTGCCTTAAGCTCTGCTGCTTTTGCCTGTTCTCTCTGTACGGCACTGCCGTAATCAGCAATGATTTTTTCAACATTTTCCTCACTGATACCCATTGCAATTAACTCTTCTCTTTTCATTGATTACCTCCGATATGTCTTTACGAATTTTTGCGGTGCAACGACACCGAATGACACTGTTGATTTTTACGCTCACAACTTTGCGAATTTTTATAAAATAAAAACAGCCACCGATTACTCGGTAGCTGTCTTATTTTGCTGTTTATTTAATTGGTTTACAATTTCCTGTGCTTTTTGTTCCTGCTCTTCTGCATTATCAATTGTTTTCCACAACGCATCTATATATGGCTTAGACAAGAGGAATGTCTTTTCAGCATCTCCCCAAAGCCCCACCGTTTTAATGGCAATAAGAGGATGTATGCCGCACTCTAAAAGCTGATATAGTGTTTGCGACTTTGTATACATATTGTCTTGCGGGCTATGATTGATTTGCACATCAAAATCCCTCATTGACAATTTCAAATCATTGTCCTTAACGCGTATTACATTTAAGACAACTTTTGCAAGTCTCTTCTCTGCCGATTTCACAATTGGGTCTTTTAATTTTGCTCTTGTCTTTGAAAAATCCCATCCAGCCCTTAATGATACTGCTCCTTGTGTATCTCCTCCAGAGTTTTGGGACTCTCTGTTTGGTATTGCTAATATTGCCAAGGCATTGTCCCACAAATCATCTTTTGCCACCTGACACTGGCTCTGATTTAGTTCCTGCGTCATAATCTCAACATCGGCTTTGTTATCCTTGTTATTGGACTTTACCGTCAAAGCATGGCTCATTTTCATCTCTTCAAACGTTTTTTTGTCGATTTCACAGTTCACAAACTTAACCCAGTACTGAACAAACTGCTCAATTCCATCCATTCTGTTTGACTGCATATTGTTTATGGCATCCAAAATACCTATGACAAGCTCAATATCAGAAATTCTCTCATGATTATTTGGAAACTCAACAATAGGTATACTTCCAAATGCATGCAATTTCCATTCAGAAACTACTCCGTTTTGAAGTTTACATGAATAGTTGTCCGTATAGCACAGTTTGTACCATCTTCCATCTTCGTCTTTAAGCTCCTGCACCGCAACCACCGGTTCTTCCGTGCTCCGATTATAAATAACACACGTATTCATTGGAGTAGGCGCAACAATTTGAAATGGTATTTCTCCATTTGCAAATCTTACCGCCTTAAAAGATGTTCCGGTTGCTGACTGCCACTCTCCTGCTTTAATGTCTTTTTCCTGTTTATTCGCATCCACAAGATAGTCATTCAGCGCATCCACTGCCCGATTAATTTCATCATCATCTTTTCGACTGATAAACTGTATTGGCTCGCCATATGTCTGTCCTACTTTGAACTGAACAATCTCATACGCATGATTTTCTACTATTTTGTTTGTAATATCAGCATTTTGTACCTTTAATCGGTATAAAATCGGCTGATCTCCTTTGTAATACCGCCATAGGTATTCTATGATGGTTTTGTTGTAATAATAATTTCCGATGCAGTCTCCAACCACCTTGACAATATTGTCTTTTGTGATAGTTTCAACATCAGTATATAAAATTTTTCGCCCATAACATCCCTTAACAAGGTCTTGGAGAGATTTATTATTCATAATTGGCTCCTAAATAAACGTCATCCCACTGGATGTTGACCGGATTGTAAGAGATTTTAATTTCGTCTTTCCATTCTCCGGATAAAAAACAACTTTCTTGTGGCATTTCCTACATTCCACAGAAATGTTCATTGTTGAACGCCCATCGTGTGTGGCAACTTTTCTTCCGCAACGCGGGCAATATATTGTTTTTGGTGTATATACCATAAAATCCTCTTTTCTTTTCAAAAGAAAAAGCACCGGAGATTTCTCTTCGATGCTCTTTCAATGGGGGATGGTAAAGTGTTCAACTATTTGTTGACTTCTTCGATTATAACTATATCAGAAAAAAACCGGACATATCGGACAACTTTACTCTTTCATAAATCTATCGAACGCTTTTCTCACGCTGTCTTCTGTGTTATTGCCTCCTATTTGGTCGGCAACCTTATTCCAAGATTGATTTTCTAAAAATCTAAGGTTAATTATTCTTCTAATTCTGCTATCTTTTATATTTGCAATAAACTCTTCTACTTCATTTGTTTTTTCAAGAAGTTCGTTTTCCAAAATTTCGAGGGTGGTTTTTCTGGAATATAACAAGGTTTTTTTGTGCCTATATTCTGGCAATGGTATTCCTTCTATTTTAAAATGTTGGTTTCCACCATTTCCGCCAGAAACGCTATCAATAACCGTTCCTTCCTGTTCAATTTTTTCTATGTATTTTTCAAGCTTTTCAATTTTATTCCTTACTTCTTTTACTTCTTCTCTTAAATCTAAGTATTGATTTAAAATATCTTTGTTTACCATATCAATACCTCCTAAACGGATTCACTGCTGCTTCTACTTTTGCTACATTCCTTCCATTTGTCACTCTAAGCGCAAAGTTTGAAAATACATCCGGCACATCATCCAACTGCTTTTTACCGGATACTGAATATCTCTTAAGAAGAGACATCATTACTCCGTATGGCTCATTCGGCTTATATGATGATGGGTCTTTAAATATAACGTGCTGCAATATCCAGTTTGAGCACTGAAAAATCCTTGCTTCCTTATTTGTCTCCGTCGGTGTATCTGTGATATTGCATATCCATCCTTTGGCTTCCACTCGCTTGTTTACTTCCATTGCGACACGGTCCCCTCCGGCATTTCTCTCAAATTCACATTCCTGAACTTTGTTGTTTGTCAAAACATTTGCTGCATTTTCATACTGAACCTCATAATCTGCCGTGTTATCGCAAACACAATCCACGCAGTAGTAATCTTCTCCGTATTTTTGCAATACAGGCAGAACAAAATAGTCTGTTCCCTTTCCCTTTGTATCGCACTGGCCGGTTACAATCTCCGGCTCTCCATGCGGCAAATTAAGATACCGACGTATTTTATCTTCCGGAAACAGCAATCCCTCACGCTCAATCGGTTCCTGTTTGTAAAGGCATCTATATGATATGTCGTCCATCAATAATTGCTGGTCTTCAAAAAATTCTTTTGTAAAACCGGAGAACTCATATTCAAAGTTGCTTTCTCCTGTAACTGGGTCTACATCCGGTACCGCAATAACCTTTACTCTCGGATTACCCTCGTACATATTTTGTATGCGCCCTATGACGTCGTGTACGCTCCATCTTGTGGCAATATGTATTTCCTTGCAGTTCTTACCGTCCGTGTCCTGTATCTTTCTCTGTCTGGCATCTACAGCGTATTTATCCCACAATTTATCAAGGATAATGGGATTCATTGCTTCTTCAATACCGCCGATCATATCGTCAACCAGTAAAAACTTAGAAGCCCTTACTTTACCGGCATTCTTACTACCAACAGACGTACATTGTACGGATGGAAACGATTTGTACTTCCCGACATTAAACTGCTCCATTTTCGCATTTGTGCTTGTCACGGAAAGATTTGGGAAAATTTCATTCCATGTATATTCTTCTTCGTTTGTAACGATATCGTACACACCGTCATAGTACATTCTGGTAATATCACCGCTGTGTGAATAAAAGAGGCTGAAATCTCTCGGAAACCATCCGGCAACAAGAGCGTGAAACATTTTTTCAACCGTTGTTTTTCCTGCACCCGGGACAAGTGATACGCACAGGATGTCATATCTATCATCAATCATGCCTTGCAGCGCATCTATGAGTCCGATTTTTAAGAATTGCTTTCTTCTTGGCATGTAAAACCGCTCTTTAGGCTCTCTCTTCTTCTCCAAATACTGGAAAGCACTATCCACAACTTTGTTTTGCGCTTCTAAAAGCAAAATTCCGTAGTATTTGTCCAGAATTTCATAAGATACCTTGTTTTGGAATGAATATTTCTCTAAATCCCATGGTGTGCCACCTGTAGATTGAAATATAAACTGCTCCGTCAGTTCTTTCGCTCTGGCAGAAACCTTTAATCCATACTCAACATCCTTTTCCGTCAGAATGGCTACCCTTGCCGCTTCTTCCATGGCATCTATTACCTGTTCATCAACGCCATGCACCTGTATGTAATTTTCATATCCATTTACTGTGGAAATTAGGCTTGAACTTGCCAAAAGAAAAGCACCTCCGCAAAAGCAGAAGTGCCTTGACCTCTGCCTATAACTGTTTTAGGGTAGCGACTAACTCCATTTGTTAGCCGGTAATATTATTTTATTTTCTTATTATTGGTTCTTGCTGATATTGACAAGTCCACTCTGAAATATCGTTGTTGTCGATATTTTGTTTTGCTTTTTCTATTTTCTTTGAGAATTTACAATGCCACAACGCATAATTAAGCCTTGATTGCGAATAGTAAATGCAACATCTGTCTTTCAAATACTTTTTCATCTTCGGATAGTAAAACCACGATTTTATAAAATCAATAATCATTTCCATTCTCACACAACACCTTCCTGCTTGCTTATCGTCAGCTTCTCTTATTTCATCCATAAATTTCTCCTTATCTACGCATAAAACCTTTTCAGCCACTTCGACACATTCTTTTCTCTTTTCGTCATTAGTGCATTCTCTGTCTGTGTTATATCGGCAAAAGGTCAGGTTGCATTTTTTATTATTAGGTTCGATAGGCTCTTGTTTATAAAAACATTCATAAAGTTTTTGCCTGTCTGCCTCGTTATTTGCCACAATAACAAGTTCATCTTCTAAATTGGAACAATCTATAGGCTCGCCGTTTCTACCGCCTATTTCGCGCGATTGTGCTTCTCTAAGTGCTTCACGCTCTATTGATTCAATTACTTCTGCCATGCTCATTCTTCAATACTCCTATCAAATCATGCATTTGAATCAGTAGTTTTTAAATATTCAACGAACTGTGCCCAAGCCTGTTCGCATGTTAAATCGCCAACAGGATTTTGAACATAGTATTCTTGGAAATATTCCCTGGCCTTTTCTTTTTCATCTTCGGAATATGAATCCCATTTAGAAACTCCAGATTTCTTTTTGAAAAATTCACATTCATGTTCACTGTCAGCAAATCCAGCACCAGGAATCCATTTTCCCGGATGGTTGCACATTTCAGCCATCCCTACAACTTCGTTTCTATCAAATCCAAGGTAAGCACAATCATAACACGTCATTCTTCCGCCAACTTTCTGCCGCACATCGGACAAAATTCAATTTCCATTGCTATCGCTACGTTCATTCCATTGCTACAACATTTAGCATACTGTGGACATTTATCAATATGGCATTGAATAACATTTATATAGCCCAATTTTTTGATTTTAAATTCTCCATATGCAGTTTTATATGATTCTTTCCCATTACAAAAATCACACATTTTCAACACCTATCCCTGCATCTGTGATAAATAACTTTTCCTCTTACATTCGCTTCATATGCTCTTCCAAGTGACCGAACAAACAGATATTTCTTTTTCTCACAATCCATATAATCCAAGGAATTCATATATGGCTCCAATTCGTTTGAAAGCTGTTCCACAAAATCCTTGATATGCTTGAATGCCTTAATTGCCTGTTCTTGTATAAACAAAACTATTGCTTTCCATGTATCAATTACTTTTACGGCATACTCAAGAATCATTTCTCCTAATTTTCGATACCATAATTTGAACTCGACAACCATATATCCTTGCAATTCAATAACTTTTTTCTGATCTTCTGACACATTAAGATCCATACTCACACCTCAACACCATCGCATTTTTCATAAGAACCAAGACCTTTAATGTAATGGCTTCTCGTATCTTCAAAGTTTCTGCAATCTACGACTTTCCCCTCGTCAATACACTCTTGTAAGTATTCGCATTTATCGCATTTCGTATCTTTCTCTATTCGTGGTGCAGTAGCTACTTTTTGCTTTTTCCCGAACATTCTCTTAAATTTTTTTAAAAATCTCATGCTTCCACCTCATTTTCATGTGAATTATTCAATAATTTCGTATATTTCTCCTTCACATTCCTTTGGAGCCATCGTTCCCCATCCATTCTTTTTTTTTAACTCATAATGATTTTCATGCTCTGTAACTTCAAGCACATCGCCTTTATTAATCACCATCTTATATCCATGTTTTTTGTCATTTATTTCTACATCCTCTAAAAATCTTGCTTTCATACTTACACCTCATTTTTGCATAAAAAAATACCAACCATCGAATAGCGGCACAAGGAATCGAACCTTGTCATACCAAACCATGCCAACCGCTTTCAAATCTGCAATTTCTATTCACGGAAGGGTTTTATGTTACCAATGATACCGCTTACCATCCATACATCTTCCATCGACCTGAACTATTGCAGTAGTGCCAGACTAAGTGAAGATAAGGAATTGATGTGGCGTGGATTTGCACCACGCAGGAGTGTACAATCTGGTCATCTATGTTGTCGGTTTCAACCAATTCTCTACGACAATTCCGTTTACCTATTCCGTCACACATCAACACCCAATTTTGTTCGGGCAAACGCAGTGTGTAGGATTCGAACCTACAAGGCGAATAAACGCCCGACCGGATAGCAACCGGCTCCAATTCCATTATGGGAACACTGCATCTTGATGGTGCGATTTCTTAAACAACCCATCCATTACAACTGTCTACCACGCACCTGCCAAACAGTGTTTTTAGGGAGTTGAGTGAAATAGGGAAGAGAGGAATCGAACCTCTATTGTTTACCACTTGGAAACTGATTTACAGTCAGCCGCAACACCGCCAATCGTTGCCGCTTCCCCAAAACCGCCCTCAGACGGTTAGCAATCATATTTTTCGTGCCATGCGTTGCACTATCCTGTGTGATATCACAGAAAATAGGCTGGTGAGGATTTGCACCTCACATAACAACGACTTTCCACAACGGGTAACACCCTTAACAGGTTCCTTCATTGCCTTGTTGATTCAATGACTTGTTCCTAACCAAAGCGTGGTTGTCTTATGCTTAAGCGTCTACCTTTTCCGCCACAGCCTAATTGTATTTTTGACAGCTCAGGCACCGTGGGATAGGCACCCGAACTATCAATAGGAATCCGCCTGTATTGCTCGTCAGCAAATTACGGGACAACCATCATCCAACACCAAGCGGTCTTCCGCCTTGCCGTACTTCGCGGCAAACGCCACCGGACGGTCTCGCACCGTCCTTAACAGAAACGTCCTAGTGGCGAAAGGATGTGTCATGAAAAACACCAAGAAGGAGAATTTACGGAATGGATCGTTAAACCCATTCCTCCATCGGAACGGCAGGAATTGAACCTGCGACCGCTCGGATATAAGCCGAGTGCTCTGCCAACTGAACTACGTTCCGCTACGGCATATTAAAATGCCGCAATGTAGGATTTTTATCTTGTAAGCAACTCTTACAAGTTGCCAGTAATTTAAAATTTTGTTTAGCTATACTGGATGCTCCGATTTCTCACTCTGGTGCTCTGCGTCGCTATCCAGATTGAGTAAATCTCCGGTGCTGTCCGGTTCCTTTGATTTTGTTATATGTATTCTTTCCTCTGCACAAATGATAGGCAGCTGAAAGCAAATACCAAATATTGGACTATAAAACATTCTGTTACCTCCACATCAGAAACATGTTCAGCAACAGTAACATCACAAGTACCCATAATGCAATTGCTGTTTCTTTGTCTTTGGATTCTCTGCCAGATACAAATAGTATCAGCATAAAAATAACATCCAGCGTCGATATAATCGTTTTAATAATTACCATGGTTGTTTTCCTCTCACAAGTTTCTTTAGCAGGATTCGAACCTGCGAATACTGGAATCAAAATCCAGTGCCTTACCGCTTGGCGATAGCGCTATATTAACACTACTTTTCCGGCATGTAATAGACCATGTTATCAAATACAGTTATTCCCATACAAGGATCATTCATCTCAACGCATCTGATCGATATGTTTTCAGATACTGCAAACATTTCGGCCACCTGTTGTTTATCCATGTTTGTGCTAATAACTTGAAAAGCCGAAAATGCCTTGTGCATATCAGAGAATACTTCTTTTTCTCTACCTAAATTTGCATACGTCCCAATGGTAAACGTTTTTCCATCAACCATAGCAGTTATCATTCCATGATTTGCTGTGAATACCGCTCGGTCAAAATCAAGCGAAACGTCTTTGCTTTGTGATACTACTCTCATACTTTTCCATCCAATCTCTTTTTGTTTTTGAGGATATTTAAAGGACTTAGTAGTGCTGATTTTCTCAACCTATCAAACCCCCTCCCCATCCATGCCGAATCATGCTTTGAACATTGATAAATTGTTTGAATTGTTCGTTAAATTCCATTCGTATTTTACAACTATTCGCAAAACCCTTGTTTTGCGTAATGTATCAACGATTTAATGCGCCTTAAGACCATTAAACACTGGGCTTTAAATTGTTTGAATTGTATATTGCGCTTTTCTCGCTTTTTTCAACCAGAATTGTCGGAGTTGTTCGGCAATCCTATACAATTATTAGCCCCAAGACGTGGCAGTTCTTCGGCTGTCAGCGCTCTTGCTCTGGATCCCTGATCTCTAACGCCCGGCATATTGAAACCACAATACTTGTTGAGTGATGGCATGTAGCACATTGGGTTTCCTTTGCCGGAAACTTGTAAACCTACCAAACTTTCCTCACGCATTTCGTCAAGTTTTTTGCAAATGTCGGAACCTGAAGAGCCTAGCTGCACGCCATTAACCCACCCATTTAACGTATCTCTATGTATTCCGGTAAAGAATGTAAACCCAACAATATTCACTACTTTCTCGTAGTCATTACACAGGTCTATATATATATCTAATACCTCGTTAACCTTATCTGTATCATAGGCATTATTAATATTATTATCATCCTTTAAGTACTTTGGATTAACTTTAAATACATTCTCATAGACATATTTACAGCAGTTATACCATCTATTCTGTGATATTTTGCATAAATCCTCTATATTCCTCTCTTCCATCCAGAGATTTATATACATGTCAATGTCATCTTTAAAAACATCAACTGTATTATTTACTTCCTGCGTTTCAACTGCTGACATGTTATATATCTCCTCTCTCCAGTACTGGAATACTTGAAATAAAAAATGCAACTGATACAATCAGATCATGATGATCTCGACTGTACCGGCTGCATGAAGTCCGTTTCTTTCGGGACCTCGACGGTTGCCGCCGCCCGTTGCCCGAATGCTTTTTAATTTAATAAAACAATATCATTCTATCATTTTCTTGTCAAGGTA